CCATCCGAAGTAATTGAAGACCGATGCGACCATGGGGAGGTTCCTTTCGCTTTGGGGAGGGAAGAAGTCAGCTCGGTCCGGTCTGGTCCGAGAAGATGTTGTACATCCCCGGCCGCGGCGCAAGGCCTGGGGGGATGCCGAGGAGCGGAATCTGGGTGTTCCCGCGCCGGATGGTCTCGAGCGCATCCCGCGCTTGGGCCTGGAGGATATCCCCTGGGGTGTTCGCGATGCCATACTTCGGTCGGACTTCCATCGCGATGTTCTTCACAAGCGCACGATAGTACTCAAACGGGAGGTTCAGCACCACGCTAAGGGGGTTCGCGGTCAGCGAGAACGCCTGGGGAAGTTGCTCCCGCACCGTGATGCCGATGGAATAGATGTTCGCTTGCGGCCACGGCCAGACGTAAAGGCCCCCGTAAGGCCATGCGGCATCGTAGTAGCAGATGAGGGAGAAATTCGTCAGCCCCTTCATTCGGATGGCGTTGTAGTCTTCCAGCGCCGGCAAGAGGCGCAGGGGGTAATCCACAGGGCCATTCGGCGCGGCAACGAGCTGCCGAAAGAACGCACTTTCGATGCGGTTGGGCCGGGTTGCGAAGCCGACGTTCCCGACGGAAATCTGCGGGGGCGTGACTTCAGCGCCGGTGGGGCCGATAGTGTACGGAACGGGGTTACCACTCCCATCTACGCTCTGCCCTGTCGACTGCACCACATACGTCTTGAGGTGCCAGATGAGCCACCTTTTGCGCTCCCAGCCCTGTAGGAGCCACATCCCGCGGGCGCTCGCATCCAGGAGGTCCTCCGAGAGCGGGATCATCCCAATTCCGAGTGCCCCGCTGTCGCGAAGCGCCGCGGTGAGCAGGTCGCCCCAGGTAGTCTCAATGGGGTTCTGAGTGCTCACTACGGCGATCCTTCACGGCGGTGCTTCGCGTCGGGGCGGCGCGAAGTTAGACCAACCCCGCCTTAGCGACGTTCGAGATGCCCTTCGCGGGCGGCACAAACGCTGCGTCGGCTTCAGCAAGATCGGCTTGGTTGCGCTTGGCCTCTTCGAGCAACTCAGTGAGGTGCTTGTTCTGCTCCTCAAGGTCCGCAATGCGCGACCCCGCCGAGATCGGCGGCACCGGCATGGGCGCAAGTCCGCGTTCCTTGCGCCAGGTCTCGTTCGCGATCTTGATCGCCATCGCCGGGTGTTTGTGCCAGCCTTCGGCGAGGGCTTCGCTCAACTCCGCTTCGGTCCGAACCTCGCGTGAGATGATTTCCCACTGCTCCCCGAACATCTCGACGGTGCCATACGGCGTCCGCTCCTTGGTACCCGGCACACTCACGCGCTCCTCGCCCCGCGGATGGTACAGCATCATGGGGAACTTCACGGGGCCCTGATAGAGCGCCTGGCCGTCTTTGTTGCGCGAGTTCGGATTCGCCGGGTTCGTGCTGAAGTACCCCGAGGCTTCCATCGCGTCGTACACGGTGAACCTGTCGCCGTTTTTGAGGGTCATTTTGCAACCTCCGCAGCAGGGCCGGGGGCAAAGCGGGGCGTCGGCGGGGCTGGCGTTCCCGCAACGAAGTTGGGATCATCGTTCACGAAGGTCTTCGTGTCGAGCACGGGGGGCTCCGCGAGAGGGCCTTCGTCGGGCAGCTCCGTCGGCACCGGCACCACAATAAGCCCATCCGGCACCGTGCTCGTCCCGCCGGAGTCCACCGGCGTCGGGGGCTCATCCGCCGCATGGAGGGGCTTCAACGACACCACCCCGAGCTTCGAGGCGATGTCGGTCGGAACCAACTCGAAGTTAACCCCCTGCCGCGCAAGGTGGGTGAGCCATTCCTCGATCGGCCCCAGCGCCGCTAGGACCTGGCCTTCTTTGTGCGAATGTGCGCCGTACTCGGCGGCGGCCCATTCGCGGAGGTCAGAAATCTTCATGGAGGTTTTCCTTTTGTGAGATCAAACGACGTCAGCAACAACCACAGCCCATTCGGGACGAATCCACAGGTATCCGTAGAGAACGTCCAACCTTGTGGGCATCTGGTCGGTGTTGATGATATACTGCGTCAGCATCCGCATGGAAATGCCGTCGAACTCCGCACGGCTCGCCTCATGCACGCCGCGGGGGATCTCTAGGTCCGCCACCGCCAGCGTCACCGCCTCGGGCGCAAACGCGAAGTTCTTCCGGTACTGCGTCGAGGCCGCGAGGCCGTTCGAGGGGTTGACCGCCGCGGAGTTCGCCGGGCTCACCGTCACCGTCTGGAACTGCACCGCGTTGCCGCCCACCGCCGGGACGATGGCGGGAAAGAGCGGAATCGTCGTCGCGTTGACCGCGACGTTGGCAGTTGCAACAAACTGACACAACTCGCCGGTGGACTGCTTGGTGATCTTGTTGACCTTATACACCCCGCCGATAGTGAAGATGTCACCGATGTTGAGCGACCCTGCGAGGGCGTTCACCGTGAGGTTCAGGCCGGTCTGTCCCGCGCCGTTCACTGTGGCGCTCGACTGCGCCAGCGACCCCGTCGTATGCAGAATCGCGGTCTGGTCCCGCATCCAGATGAATCCGAGGGCGTCGTACATCCTGCCGGTGATGTACTGGTTCGAAAGTTCGGTCTGGGGGTTCAGGAGCCCACTCAGCGACGCCACAACACGGGCCTCCGTGCGGGGGCCATTCACAATCTTCCAGTTCGCCGTTGGGGCCGAGTTGAGCGACAGCGACGCCCCTGCGTTGAGGTACGTCGCGGCGTTGGGCGTCAGGATGTTGTTGTTGGCGTCCTGGTTCGCCACGAAGTTGCTGATGCCGCCTTCGGACCCCGACATGATGTCGACCGCGACGGAGCCGACCAGGTTATTCACGGCAGGCGCAAGGACCCTGCGGGAGTAGTCGTCCAGCGACATCGTGCGATCGACGGTGGTGAAGCTCACCCCGACGTTCTTCTGGGTCGAAATGACCAACGTCGTGCTCTGCTCCACAGTGTCCTGGACACTGAGCGCGGGGCCCGTCGCAACGGTATAGTCATTCGGGAGGCGAATGCGAAGCGCCGTGCCGATCTTGGCGCCGCCGATGGCGAACGAGTCGTCGTACTGCATATCGACGTTCTGGATGAACGCATTGGAGTTCTTCCAGAGCCGCACAGCTTCGCGGGTAATCATGTTGATCGTCAGGAGTGAATTGGCCACAGCCGGGGTTCCTTTCGGGGGCGGGGCGAACGAAGTCGCGCTTCGCTTGCGTCCCAGAGTGAGGTGGCGAGCCTCGGTGCGGCCAACGCAGGGGGCTTTACGGAGCCTCAGTGCCGAAGGGTTTAGGGACCCTCATTCCCGCAAGGTCAGACGGGACCTAGGACCGGACGTAAAGAATAACTTCGCGTAGCGTCACGGAATGACCCTCCGCCCCGCACGCTTGTTGACCTCAGTGACGTGCCCTTGACGCCGTTCCATCCAAACCCGAATGTCCTGAATGGAGTCCGAGCGTTCGGGATCCTCCGCAGCGATCGCGACGTGGGTCCGGCCAACCCCGCTGATGGGCGTCAGTGGCTTCGGCGCTGCGCTGACACCCTCGGCGTCACGGAATGCGAGCTTACCCAGCTCAACGCCCATCTTGGTGGGCGTCAGCCCCATGATGCGGGCCGCCTCGTTCGGGTCCTCGCCCAGCGCCGCGATCAACTTCGGCGCGGCCCCGGTGTCGAGGATCGCCTGGAGCATATTGAGATACTTCCCGTTCGCCTCAGGGTCCGTGTGGTCGTGCAGCGTTCGGAGCGACGCAACGCTGGCATCGAACTTCTCCGTGCCGAACTCCTTCTGGCCCTCTGCAATGGCGACGTTGATGGCGCCCGTGAAGGTGTTCCACGCGGCGATCTTGGTGGCCTCTTCCTGCGCGAGCTTCCCGGCTTTCTCGGTGATCTCGGCCTGGATGGCCGCAGCGGACTCGGACTGGCCGCCCCGGAGCTTCGCAACTTCGCGCTCCAACTCGGCCTTCTGAGCAGTCAGTTTGTTGATGCGCTCCTGCGTTCGTTCGGCTGCGTAGTCGCGCTTCGGGGTCGGAGGAGCCACCGCCGCTTTGGCCGCCTCGGCCTTCGCAGCCGCCTCCGTCGCCGCGACCTCCTCCGCAGTCGGCCCGTCCGGTTGGCTCGTCGCGGTGGTCGTCGGCTCCGGAGCGGGCGGGATGGTCGTCTGGGCTTCAGTCGCTTCAGGCGTGGTGGTTGCCCCGCTTTGCGGGGCCGTCTGGGTAGGGGGGCTTGGTGTAATCGGCATGTGTCAGTCCTTGGCCTGTGTTAGCGCCTGTGGCCGCCCGCGCCCGCGCATGAGGGTCCCATCGAGCAGTAGCGCCTCATAAATCGCGTCCTTGGTCGCGTCGTCAAGGGGGGCTTGGAGGCGCGCTGCCATCATGGCCCGGGCGGCCGGGACAAACCGGAACGTGAACGCGCGGAGGAACGCCAACTCCAGGTGCCGGGGTGTGAACCCCGGATGAGACGCCTTCCACGCCGCATAGATTTCGTTCTCCGCCATCAGGGCCTCATACGCGCTAAGGCACAACTCGGTCGCTTGCGCCGCGACCTGCTCATGTGCATGGAGCTTTCGCCCCTTGGTGCCCTTCGAGACGAGCCCGACCATCACCCTACTCCCTGGTTCACATCCACCTTCGCCCCGAGGCCCTGTGCGAACGGGTTGTGCTCCACGGGCGTAATCGCGTGCTGGGGGAACATACCTCGTAGGAGCGCTAGCTTCATCTCGTCGCGGAAGACCTCTGCGGGATTAGCGTCGGGCGCACTCGGAGGGGCCCCCGCTCCCAGGGTCGCTGCGATGTCACTTCCAGGCTGCGCAGTTGGCCCCTTCCACGCACCCAAACTCGCCGGGGTATCCTCGCCCGTTCGCGGAGTCCCCGCACTTGTTCCGTGGTCCGCAACGGGATTCGTTCCTGCAATCTGGAAGTGTCCAGGGTCGCCGAAGTTTGCCCCGGGGTACAATCCAAACTTCGGTGCGTTCGCCACAAGCCACGCTTGGTCCTTCGGGTTCGTCGCGTACATATCCACCGCGTCGCCAAAGTTGTGATACGACATCCCGGGTGGCGCAGCAATGCCACCTTGGCCGGACTTGTACTTCGCGTACAATTCGGCTTGGTGCGCCGCAGAGCGGTAGCCAGACGTCACGGTGGTTTCGATCCCAGCGGCTTTGGCGGCCCGCTGGAACGCCGCTGCACGCTTTGCAAACTCAGGGTTCAAGTCAGCGATATCTGCCGAAGGCGCGACCGAGACGAAGCCTCCTGTGGGGGTTCCGACCCCCGCGACAGGAGTTGGGTTCTTTGCGTAGCTCAGCAACGTATGTGGAGGCGAAGTCGAAGTCG